GTTGTTAAAGTTGACATCCAACAAACCATTAAGATCGTTGAAGTCAACACCTGCTTCAGTTGCTGTGATCATGTACATTGTACCCTCATCAAATAGACGATCAAAGTCAAATGCAACCATGATCTTTGACGTTGTCGAATCCGTTGCAAACATGTACTTAGGATCGAACGATGGGTTGTCTACCGGAATCGGATAAAGCGCATCGTTCACCTTTGAACCTACCAAGTTTCCAGCTGTGTCAATGATGTAAACACCGAAGTCAACGCATCTGTTATTCTGTAGTTTGCTCAATAGTGTAGGTGAAGAATCTTCTGCCCATAGTTCACCAGAGAAAGAACGTTTCCCTTGTCTAAGGAATACCATTCGCCCTGAGTTTGCCTCTTCGAATTGTGAATCCGCTTTTGGTAGTTCTACATTTTCGAATACCGGAAGGGGAAACCAACGCTTTGAAGCATCAGCCTCATTCACCAAATCGTTCCATGTTGGAAGCGGTGAAGTTAGATCAATGTAGTTCTTTATACCATCATTTGCGGTAAGCGGAACCATGATCAATTTTGTCGTTACCGACTGGATTGGAACGCAATTCGGTCTTCCCGTGTTGCTCAATCCTGCATTACAATTACATCCTATTGCCATTTTTTCTATTTTTTAGCATTTACAAATATTGTTTTTAAATCTTGTCAAGGTCATGCGTAATTCCACCCCTGACAAATTAGCATCTAAAATGTTCTGAAAGAAGCCGTTATCTTGCTCCGTTCCAAACCTTGAAAATTCGATGACCTCCCACTGGTCAATGCTCGCATAGTTCGCATCATTCTGTAAGGTCAAAAGGAACTCATTTGCGAGCTGTTCCATCGGATATACTACTTGTTCCATGTGGTCTTCAGTGTAGTAGTTCGTTGGATCCGTTTCATCCAAAAAGAAAAGCCTCAAATCAGCCTCATATTCCTTCGAACTTTCCCTACCAAATGCCGTGTACCTTACCGGACCAAGTAGCCAAATGATAGGAGTCTTTTGTGTCAGATCATTCGTTGAAATGGTCCACTCCCGATTCGTTGCCTTCTTTGTTCCATGAATATAGAACGGAACTGGAATGTTTACAATGCCCTCAAACGTTGGAGGGGGTGCTTGCTGAACGGTGATCCACTCATTTGGTTCAACACCATCGACAATAAACGCATCGATTCCAACAGTCAACAGCTTTCCTTTGCGCACCCATTTAGTTTCGCATGTTTCACCACGTTGCTCAGCATTGTTCCATACTACCGAAATAGTGGTATCAATACCGCTTACAAGTTGCTCAATATGTTGACTGATTAAATCGATCATAGCCAATAGTTGTACTGTTTTTGAACTCCATTGAATAGTGAATAATCACCTCCGGAAACAAACGTGATTCTTACTGTTGCATCATTGTTGAATGCCTGCAAAGTTAGTACATCATCTTTTGTGTAATTCTTTCCCGGTTGTTTGATCGTTGCAAAGAGCGTATATGTTGCCCCATCTGGAACATACTGAATATCAAATGTTGCTCCCGTTCCGGTCCCTCCCGTTGCAGTTACATCATTCAGGTCCTCAGTCCATCCCGTTCCGTTCGTTTGTATCTCACATGCTAAAGCCTCGCCATTCAAAACGGTCTTATTCAATGCGATATACATCTGAATTGCTCGATACGTTCGCACCGCTTCATTGTATCGGTTGTAAATCAATGTGCTATTCCCTGCCGTAACCGTTGAATTTTCTGCCAATGACTTAACGTTTCCGTATGGTGTCATTTGATTCACAAGGTCTTTCGAATACTCAAAATAAATGAATCCAAGTAACATTTCAACAATCCCCTCACTGATCAACATTGATAGCGGTGAAATCGTTACATGAAATGGGTTGTATATGAATAACAAGTTTGGTGACTGAGGAATACCTCCGGTCGAATCCGCAACTAATTGATCATATAAATCCGGACCAAGTAACTCAATCAAATAACGCTTTTCATACTTATCAATGTATGCCTGGATCTTTCCCTGATCATACATCCCAGTTGATAGTTGATATTTGTTAACAAATTGCTGAACTGATACGAACATCCTTTTTACTTTTTGAGTTTACCAAATCCACGCTTTAGGAATATCCTTAACATGGCTCCCGATATTTTGAAGATAGCCCCCTTTGGCATGTGCCTACTTGCTCCGTTTGATACGAATTCATAGACAGCCTTGTCATCGATTTCAACATCCATTTTCACGTTGCCATCCTGGTCCTTGTGGTATGTTACATCTACTATATTAGAATCCACTTCGATAGTGGTTCCGGTTTCGTTTCTTTCGATGCTCACATCCGCATTGTTTACCTTCAGGTCAATGTCGAGATCCTTCTTTTTTTTGCGAGTTTTCTTTTCCATTTTCGATGCTAATTTGAAAGGGGAGGAACCAGCCTCCCCATTAACTTAATTATGCTCCAAGATCGATTGCTGCGATTGCTGCTGCAATGTCACCACCTACGAATGCTGCGATATCGTTGAACTTAACATATTCAACAAGACGCGCTTCGCAAAGGATCGTAACCATGTTTCTTTGGAAATCGTCATTTACATATCCAACCTGAAGGTTCATAGCCTCACGCATACGAACGTTACACTTGCTGAAATCACCAACAAGGAATGTACCTGCCGTGATGTGTGTTGAAGATACGATCGTCAATCCTGCGATAGAAGTGATTTCCATCATGAACATCGGATAAGTATATTCACCAGTTGAAGTCTTTGTCAACTGAAGTGCAGCAACATCCGCAGGGTTCAATACAACGTGAGTTGCTTGGAAATCTGAAAGTTCGATCTGTGCCGCTGCGATACGGATAACATCAGCCAAATTTGCTGCAGGAACCGCACCGGCAAATGTACCAGCACTAAATGCCTGAGCAATAGAAAGTACCCCAGTCAATCCACCAACAGCACCGTTGATAATTCCTGCCTCGATAGCCTGATCAACAGATGCCATCAAATCGGAGTTAATTTCAGATTGAACGAATGAAAGATCCGCCAACATTTCTTTTGAAATCTTAACCGTTCCGGCAACCTTAACAACTTCAACAGAAATTTCTTCATACGCTGGCTGTCCCGATACTTTCTCGCCTGCTTCGTTCACCCATCCTGCCGATGTTTGATTTGTCTGCGAAATGTAAGTAACGAACTTCGAGTTTGTTGTACCCATATTAACGATGTCACGAACTTTGATTTTTGGTCGTGCAATGTTCGATACACCCGGCTCCAATGTAGACAATGCTACGTTACCAGAATAGTCATCAGTTATCGTTGTATCGTAAAGAGCTTTCACATCCAAAGAGAATGTTTGTCCTTTTCCGACCATTTCATTGATCTTATCAGCGTTTGCTTTGTAAGCCTTGCTGATTGCCTCACCAACAGATTTTGGAGCTTTCTCAGTACGGAATCCTTTCTCGCTCATTCCTTCAAGTTTCCCTTCGAACTTTGCGATTGCTTTTTCGATTTCCGCGCTCTTTTCTGTCAAACCTTTAAGGGTTTCAACATCACTTTTAAGCGAATCAACATCGCTTTTAGTTGGCATTCCTGCCAGTTTCTCGTTGAACTTTTCGTTGATCTTTTCAACTACTTGTTCCGGTGTCAAATTGTTTTCCACTTTTTTTTGTTTTTATTGTTTATAGACTTTGAATAACTGATTCCCAGTTGAAGCCTTCCGGCTTTGCTGGCTCGATAATGGGTGAATGATCCTTAACGATCGGCTCACTTTTAGCAAGTAACAACAACTGCGAGTTCAAGTATTTCACTTTCATTTCCATTTCAAAAAGACGGTCATCACTACCTTTTCCGGTTGCGAGTGCCTTTATTAACGTGTCGATCTGTTCCGATATCTTTACGGCCTTTTCAATTTTCTGCTCCGATTTCATCACTTCGACAACATTCGTTTCTTCGTTTGCTCCGAATGTAACTGCTGATCCTTCGTATAACTTAAGCTCCGAGATCATCCAATAACCTTGCGCTGGTGCATTCATATCATCGATCCATCGCATTTTATCCTGAATGTATTGGAACCCGATTGAATGCTCCCGGATAATTCCATCGTTATAATCGTTCCATGCATCCTCACCGATCTGCGATTGCCCTAACTGAGCGACCGCAAAAAGACCGTAGTCATCTTCGGATAAGCTCAGGAATTTACCGATTGGTTTCTCCCAATCATGCCAACGTAGGTATGCAATACGTCTGTTCGAAGATGCTTCCGGGCCTCGTTCCTGAATCGACTTGGTAAATGCACCCTTTTTGATCATGTCATTATCGGCATCGATGTTGTCGAACTTTGCCAAATAGATTGCAACCTGACGTTTTCCGCTATCCAGATCCTTAATTTCGGATGCTGATTTAGTTTGATAATTGTTCCCTTTCATTATATTGCTGGTGTTTGCGGTATGGTCACCATGCTTTCAGCAATCGACCTTTCGTAACCGTAGTAATTTACCAATGTATTCACTCCCGTTTCACGGCTCATTTGTCCTAATGAAACTGCTGCGTTTATGTTTATGATCCCGTCAAGACCTCCGACCGTTCCACGCAACTGCGTTTGTGCTTGTGCTAATCCGGCTGCCATTGCTTCCGACTTGTCTACTTGCTCCAGTTCAATGCCGAATTCCATCGCGTATTGTTGTTGTGTTATCACCCCATCGCGAAGCATTACCGAATAAGTGTCTACCTTCGTTTTGTCTGCCGATGCTTTCATCTGTTCGTCATCCTGAAGTACTGGCAAGTGACTGAAGTCTGCAACGATTTTGATTCCTTGCTTATCCAATCCCATTTGGTGCGCCATTGTATCGTACATCTGTTGCGTTTCCGGGATGATTGTATCGGTGTAAACCATACGAACCGAATCACGTACGTTCGTGAATGTCGATCCTTTCTCGCTTGAAAACAGATTGACGTTCATTCCGTACGCATCGATGATGGCAATCTTATCCGCGTTCAGTTCCTCAAATAGCATGAGGTCCCGTGTTGGATAACTCATCGACTGCCAATTTACTTGTGATTCTGTTATGATAACTTCGTCTTTAGAACGGTTATACCAATCCCTTTGAATCTGTCTTTTCTCTTCCGGTGTCATTGGAATAGCACCCCCGATGTCAGAGTTTTGTGCCGATAAGATACCGATTGCACCGATGTTTTCAAGTAGTACATTACGCTTGTTGTACTGAGCTTTGATGTTGCTCAATGGATATTTAAGCGCATCGATACGGCTTGTCGGTTTGATAAGGTTCATCCCGTCATTCGTTGCCAAATAGATAACATCTTTTAGTTCCAGGTTCTCGAATGCGTTGTTATCATATTCGAATCTATACCCATCGATTAGGCCATCCACATCCATCTGTTTCAAGGTCTTTCCGGATGTTAATATCTGGACCTTGTTTGAAGGTAGTGGGACAAACATATTGCGAATGTCAAAGGATCGCACCGGTGAATAACCGAATGCATTGGAATAAAGCGCATCGTTTACAGATAAGGAATAGACAACATCGGACCATGATTGTACCGGATTTGGGTTGTTTACCATGTCAAGGAACCAGTGATTGAGGATCTCATCCCCGTTTTCATCGTACATCCTGACCTCATTAGATGCCATCATGGATGCCCTTTTGTCGATTACCGCCCTCAATTCCGGGATAGTCATGAACCATTCCCATGCGTTATTGGTATCGATCCAAACGGCTTTCTTTACACCCCATATTTGATTTGAATACGGCATCAACTGATTTGCCTGATTGATAAATCGGTTCTGTCGATTGAACGTAATGCCGAAAAAGTTTTCCCAAAGGTTTAAATCCATCCCATTTTTTGATTAGATTTTAATCAAAGTTACGACAAATTTTTAAACATTGATTGCACAAATATTGATAATCCTGCTAAACAATCCGGAGCATCATCGTTTTTATTCTTTCCCTCCTTAGAAAAACTCAGTACATTTTGGATGAAAAGCTCGCTCATGTTGTC